ACCGCATACGAATGCTTGGCAATGGCGTTGTTCCTGCGACAGCGGCTAAAGCTTGGACAGTTTTGTCTGCAAGATTAAACAAAGGATAATAAAATGAAAATTCAGAAATATAATAAAAATGGTGTAGAGTCTTTTTATACTGAGCATCCGTATTTTAAAAGGATGATGCTGCACCGGGCAAAGCAAAGAAAAGATACGAGATCACAACATCATTGGCAGAAACTTGTGAACGAAGAAACAAGAGATGCACTTAGGAGGCTGTTAAATGAAGTTTAGTGAGCATCCAGATTACGTGAAATACAGAACGATTCCGAATTATTTGTATGCCAAAATTGCATTAGAGCAATGCGGCAAGTGTGGCTGTGGATGTGGGAGGGACTTAGAATTTAAACAGCGGAAAATAAGAATCGAGCATTTGGCCCAGAGGGCGTTTGGGGGCAAACATGAGGAGGCTAATATAGCGCTTTGGTGTGTGAACCCTTGCGCCCTGGCAAAAGATAAAAGAGATGCAGCTAACCGCAAAAAAGTTAGAAGCCTAACAAACTCCACAAAAAAAAGTCAGAGGCCCAAACAGAAAATACAAGGTAAAACTAAGATACAATCGCGTGGCTTTAACAACAGCTACAAACCTAACATTAAGGAAATTGACTAATGTATAAACGTAACAAATATAACGCTGTTAAAGTGAAAGATGATGGTATGACATTTGATAGTAAACGGGAGCACGCGAGATATTTGCACAACAAGCAAAGATTGAAGGATGGTGAGATATCAGACTTGGAGATACATCCAGTTTATCAGATATTAGTTAATGACCATAAGATATGTAGATATACTGCTGACAGCCAATATAAAAACAAAGAAGGCACATTGATAGTGGAAGATGTTAAATCACCTATCACAGCTAAACAGGCCAGATATCGGCTTGTTAAGAAGCTTATGAAAGCTGTTCATGGGATTACTATCCTGGAAGTATACTAAAAAAATAGGGCGATAGAAAAGGATTAGAAAACTACCGCCCAGATGCCATTACTATAGGGGGAAACCAATGGCTTTACATAATATTAAATACAATATAACATAATGCAAGCAAAAAGGATTAAAAATGCAAGATTATCACTCACAAGAGGCTGAACAGGCCATCATAGGCGGTTTACTACGCGATAACGACTACTATGACGTGGTTAGCAACAGCCTAGCGCAACAACATTTCTATAACCCAATCAACAGCAAGATATATATTATCATTAGCGACAGGTTAACATCCGGGCATAGTGTTGATGCGATATATGTAAAGAACCAACTGACAATGTTAGACGTTGATGTTGACTTAGCAGAATACCTGTCAATGTGCGTACATCTTTTTACAGGTGACGAAAATGTAGTTAAATCATATAGCGAGATAGTTATAGATTACGCTAAACGCAGAGAGGCAGATTATCTTACAAGATCATTACAAGACAAATTGAATGACAATGAGCAAGCAATAGATACTGTATTGCAAGATTATGTTGCCGATATCGATGCTGTTATGCTTGATGGCAATAAGCAGCTAACCAAAAGTGAAACCTCAAAACAGTTATCAGACACTTTTATAGCAGACTTGAATGCAGATAAAGAGCAAGCAAGCTGTTACTCTGGCTACTTTCATCTTGACCAGATGCTTGGTGGATTTGTACCGGGGAGAGTTTATGTCATGGCGGGAAGGCCATCAATGGGTAAGTCAGCGGTAGCGTTAAATATTGCAAAAAATGTAGCTATGCAGAGAAAAGGTGTAGTGTTTTTATCACTTGAAATGACCAACAGCGGCCAAAGTGAAAGAATTATCAGTAGCATAGGCGCTACTGCATATGGGCCACAGAACTTTCCAATTTATAGTCAACTGCGACACGCATGGCGCGAAAACAAATCAAGAGATAAGATAAAGAGAGCCGCAGACACATTTGCTAAACTACCTATCGAATGGGAAGAGGGTGTTGGATTAAACCTTAACAACATCAAGTTGGTTACTAACAGAGCCATACGCTCATTACGTGCAAGCGGTAGTGATCTAAAACTACTCATCATTGACCATATAGGACACGTTGCTGGAACGCGCCCGGGGCAATCAAACTATGAAAAGGTTACTGAAGTTAGTAACGCGCTTATAGCCATAGCAAAGCAATATGAAGTACCTGTGCTGGCTTTATGTCAACTATCCAGAGCAGTAGAGCAAAGGGATGATAAAAGGCCACAGTTAAGTGACCTCAGAGAATCTGGACATATAGAACAAGACGCAAGTTGCGTCATAGGTATCTATAGAGATTTCTACTATGCTGAACGTGAAGCCAGAAACGCCAGAGGTGATGACAATGACCTAACAGCAAGATTAACCGAAGGGCAAAACAAACTTGAAATGATTGTAACAAAAAACCGACATGGAAACATAGGTGAAGTCAATTTATATTGTGAGCTTTCAAGAATGTTTATAGATAATCCAAACCAAGATTACAGGAGTCGAAAATGAAAAAAGGGATTTGGGGATGGGAAGATGCCATTACAAAAAGCAATTTGGAACCAATGACTAGATTAGTGTTGCTGACGCTGCGTACTTATATGAATGCAAAGAACGAACAATGCTTTCCAGGTGCAAAGAAAATAGCACAAAGCAGTGGTATGAGCTTGAGAAGTGTATTTACACATTTAAAGAAAGCTGAGAAGGCTGGCTATGTTGTAATCACAAAGAAGAAAAGTGATAATGGTGGACACGATAGCAATGAATATACTGCTTGTTACCCTATGCAGGAGGTGCATGACCTGCGTGTAAGAGTTGCACCACCGATAGTGCAGGAGATGCATACTAACATACAAGTTGAACAAACAAGTAAACATAAAGAGCTTTTTGAACAGGTTTGGAGTGAGATTAATAGCAATCTAGTTAAATCCAGGCAAGGTGGTAAAAAAAGAGCATATGCTAGATTTGTACAGCTATGTAGTGAACACGACCCCAACACGTTAGCTAATGCTATCAGAGGCTATTATAACGATGCACCACAGAAGAAAAATAATTATGCATATGCGGCGAGTATTGTTGCCTGCCTGGGTATTAAAGAATTATATGCAGGTTACTTGAATGATAAAATAACAACAAAGGAGGGTAAAAGCGTTTATGAAAAATATATAGAGAAAAATAAATTGACAACGTAAAATAAATCCGTAGTATATACATATTAATAAAGGAAAACATTATGAAAACTTCAGAAACAATAACTAAAATTGCCCCTGCGCTTGTGAAAGCTATAGGTTCTATCCAGGGAGCCGCTAAAGACGGCAAGAACCCACACTTTAGGTCTAGCTATGCAACACTATCAAGTGTTGTAGATGCCGCTAGGTTACCGCTATTAGAAAATGGTATAGCTGTGATACAATGCCAAGGCGGTATCACTGAAAGCAATACAGTCGTTATGACTACACGATTGCTGCATACTAGCGGAGAATGGTTAGAAACAGTCTGCGAAGCAAAGCCTAAGTCATTTACACCACAAGACATTGGTAGCTCTATTACGTATTTGCGTCGATATGGATTAATGGCGGCGGTCAATATGCCAGCAGAAGATGATGATGGTAACGGCAGTTCATTAGGTAAACAGCAAGACGATGTTAAGTCAGTTGACTTAGAGCCTATGCTTATAAAGATATCAGAATCAATGGATAATGATTCCCTTGCTACAGTTGCTAAGGAAATTAAGTCTGCTAAGTTACCTGCCAATGCAAAATCTAAGTTACGACAAGCCTGGGCAGAACAAAAATCTACATTGATTGCTGTTGAGAAAGCAGAAGCGTGAAAATCGTAGACGTACAGCAAGGTAGCCCAGAGTGGTTTAGTGCGAGGTGTGGTAACTTTACTGCATCTCGCGTTAAGGATATACTTGCTAAGACAAAATCTGGATATAGTACATCACGCAAAAACATGATTGTGAAATTGGCTTTAGAGCGCATGACAGGCGAGATTGAAGAAACTTACAGCAATGCGGCGATGCAAAGAGGGAACGACCTAGAACCAGAAGCGCGTGACTTTTATGCCTTTGAG